ATGGCATCGTGGCCGTCTTTACTAAATTCTTTTAAGAAGTCTAACATTCTAATCCTTTAATGTGTGATTTTCTAACTCGTACCATTATCCATGTGTTATAGTAATCTTCTGATTCCATTACACCACGAACAAACTGCTCTTTTGCTTCGAGATAACCACATACACCTTTAGATTTGCATAAGTGTAGTATTTCACGGACAAAGTTTTCATGTCCTAATTGTAACACATCTTTCTGTAAGATGTCACTACTCCCATAGTAAGTTTGCCAGTTTGAACTGGCTTTATACCGTTTCTTTTTACCTTTGACTTGTTTGGTTTTGGTAGAATAGAAAAATTTCTTACCTATGTATTTTTTACCATTCGTCAGATTAGTTATCTGATACACGAACCCGTAATTATCACCAATCAAGTCTTCCGTAAAATCTTTACCATCATATTGCCAATTTAGTCCCATTCTCCAATATCCAAATCATCTTCATCCTCTATATAGTCTTCCGATAATTCTTCAATTACTTCACCGCAGAATGGACAATGTTCTGGTAATTCTTGAGATACTAATTCTTCAACAAACTGGACGCTATATGTTGATTCACAATTTGTACATTCACCATTTAAGTTTTTATTTGTCATTATGATTAACCTTTATTTTTATTAGACCAACATAACTTAGCAATTTGATCCAAAACCATCCTATATCTAGTTCAAACCATTTTTCAGATAGTTTTGCGCTTGCTGGATTATGATGGTGATTATTATGTAGTTCTTCGCCACCAATGATTAAACCTATGGGCACAATATTTTTTGATTTATCTTTTGTATCTGTATTGCGATAACCAAACCAATGGCCTACACCATTAATAACACCTGCAGCCCAAAATGGAATCCAAATCATTTGTATGGTCCACATCAACAAACCAATCCAACCAAAAAATATTAACTCGAGCACAAGGAGAAGGCCAATGCCAAGTCTACTGTGAGGAGTGTATATGTGGCGCTCGAGCCAATCAGAAGGAGTACCAACGCCATATGAATCAACAAGCTTTTTATCTTTAGATGCTTCAGCATAGAGTATTGCTCCTCCAAATAAAACTTTCCAAATACCATAGACGTGTGGTGAATGTGGATCACCAGTATGTTCACACTTCTGATGATGCTTGCGGTGTATTGCAACCCACTCTTTTGTAATCATACCTGTGGTTAACCATAACCAAAATCTCATAAAATGAGAAACAACAGGATTTAGTATAAGTGCTCTATGTGCTTGTGTTCTATGTAGGTATATGGTAACACAAAGAATGGTAATGTGCGTCATTACCAACGTGAGTATAATTGGAAACATTTTTTTCTTTTAATGAGCCCATACATCACTCCAGTTACCAGAAAGAGCGCCTTTAGCATAATCGGTTGCACGGTTCTCAAAAAAGTTTGTGTGTGTAGGTGCGTTAATCATCTCCTCGACCCATGGTAAAGGATTACGTTTCACTTTGTAGATACCTTTGAGACCAAGAGAAATCAATCTGCGGTCAGCAATATAACGAATGTATTTTTTTACATCTTCTGAAGTTAAATCTTCCATAGCACCCATACTGAATGCCAAATCAATAAATTTATCTTCTAGTTGAACCATCTTTTCTGCAATCGTATAGATTTTGGATTTTAATTCGTCATTCCAAATTTCACGATTTTCTTCAATGTAGGTTCTGAATAGTTTAATCATGGACTCACAATGTTGCGTTTCATCAACGATAGACCATGTAACAATTTGCCCCATACCTTTCATTTTGCCGTGGCGTGGGAAGTTTAATAACATAATGAAAGAAGAAAACAACTGCATGCCTTCTGTAAAGGCGGAGAACACGGCAATATGTGTAGCTGTATTCTCTTTTGTAGTATTCTTAGCCGAGATGTCGAGAATGTAATCATGTTTCTCTTTCATTTCAGCATATTCCATAAAATCATTATATGTTGTTTCTGGTAGACCTAATGTTTCAATCAAGTGTGAATAGGCGGCCACATGAAGTGCTTCACGAGCAGCAAAGCCCATCAACATCATTCTTACTTCAGGCTGAGAGAAGTAAGGTAAATAATTACGAACATAACCGCCAGCAACGTCAATGTCTCCTTGGGTAAAGAACCGAAAGATGTGGGTGAGAAATTGTTTTTCCTCTTTAGTGAGTTTCTTTTTCCAATCTTTGACATCTTCGAGCATAGGTACTTCCGTATGCAGCCAATGAGATTGTTCGTGTTTAAGCCAAGCATCGTAAGCCCATGGATAGTTAAAGGGTTTAAAATATGTTCTTTCTTCGGTAATATCTAATTCTTGTTTTTTAATCATTTATTTCTCTCTAAGCACTAAAGGAAGAACCGCAACCACAAGTGGCTTTGGCGCCAGGATTTTTTATTACAAATCTTGATTCAAAATTTTGTTCTACATAATCTACTGTCGATTCTTTCAAATATTCCATAGACATGTAATCGATAGCCACTTTAACATTATCTGATTCTATGATAAAATCACTTTCTTCTATTGTATTCTCAAACATAAAATCATATTGAAATCCAGAACATCCGCCACCTTTGACGGATATTCTTAAACACTTTATTTCTGGATCATTTTGGTCAATAATTAAATCTTTAATTTTGTTGGCAGCATTTGTTGTTAGTTGCATCTGTTTTTTCTCTGTAATTGTTTATTGCTGCTTTGATAGCATCTTCTGCAAGAATACTGCAATGGATTTTAACTGGTGGCAAGGAGAGTTCTTCAGCAATTTGAGAATTCTTAATTTGTTCAGCCTGTTCCAGCGTCTTACCTTTGACCCATTCTGTGACCAACGAGCTTGAAGCAATCGCAGAACCACATCCGTATGTTTTGAATTTTGCATCTTTGATTATACCGTCCTCTACTCTGATTTGCAATTTCATCACATCACCACAAGCAGGAGCACCAACCATACCAGTACCAACATTAACATCACCGGTATCTAGTTTACCCACATTGCGTGGGTTTTCATAATGGTCTATAACTTTATCTGAATATGCCATTTAACCCTCACAAGCAATACAATCATTACCTTGAGCAATTTGTGTCATATCCAATTCTTTAATAACTTCTCTTTCAACTTTTCTGGCAACTTTATCTGCTTTACCAATCTTTTCAGAACGGCAATAGTAAAGTGTTTTCAGTCCTTTTTTCCATGCCATAAAATGAATTGCATGAATGTATTTAATATGCGCATCTGGTCTAAAGAATAGATTCAACGATTGTGCTTGGTCGATATAATGTTGCCTATCGGCCGCCAAATCAATTACCCACCGTTGGTCAATCTCCATTGACGTTTTAAATACATCTTTCTGTGCTTCATCTAAAATATCTAAATGTTGTACTGAACCATCGTTTGCTATAATGGACGACCAGACATCATTGTATTCATTTTCATCTTGTATTTTTTCTTTGAGAATCTTATCTAACCAACGATTCTTATTTAAGAAAGAACCTGATAGAGTGTCTTGTCTGTAAGCATTGGCACGATAAGGTTCAATACTTGGGCTAGTATTGCCCATGATGATAGAAGAAGAAGCGTTGGGAGCAATAGCCATGAGATGACTAAACCTAAAGCCTGTACCGACAGCATCAGGAGCTTCACCTCGCTCTTTACCCAATTCCAAATTAGCAACATTTAATTTCTCCCTAATATTTTTGAATATACGATTGTTAGCAACTTTTGCCATGACGCCTTCAAAAGGAATGCCATTACGCTGTAGATAAGCATGGAACCCAAGAGCACCGATACCAATAGAACGTTCTCTTTCGGCACTATACTTTGCACGAGCAATATCATTAGGAGCATTAGTAATGAAGTAACTAAGGACGTTATCAAGCATTTCGGCAACGTCTTTGAGAAATAATGAATCATCTTTCCACTCATCATAGTTTTCCAAATTTAATGAAGATAAACAACATACAGCTGTTCGCTCTTCGTTTGTAGGCAATATAATTTCAGAACATAGGTTTGATTGATGTACTTTCAAACCTTTATCTTTTAACCAGTGTGGCAATTCTTTATTGCTGGTATCTATAAAATGTATATATGGCTCACCTGTATGCATCCGAATCTCTAATATCATTTGCCACAAATGTTTAGCAGATACAACTTCTCTCACTTCACCAGAATGTGGATCTTTTAATGTCCAAGAATCATCTGCATCAGGATCCAACATACATTTTTCAATGATAGTCATAAACTCATCATTAATATTAATACCATGATGTAGATTTAAACAACGTTGATTGGGGTCGCCTGTCGGCTTCCTCATCTCTAAAAAAGGAATGATATCAGGATGAGATATATCAAGGTAAGCGGCATAAGAACCACGCCTAGTACGACCTTGGCGATAGGCAAGAGAACTCGCATCGTAAATCTTGAGGTGTGGTAATACACCAGTAGACTTATCATCAGCAGCCCGGATACCAAAGCCAATACCCACGCCGCCGCCGAGCATAGAAAGCCAATTTGTTTCTGAGAGGTTATCAACTAATCCCTCCGCAGTATCTTCGATATAATTGAGAAAACAAGATATAGGCATCCCACGCTTACTGCGACCAAAACTAAGAATGGGAGTAGAATAAGAGAGCCAATGTTTGCTTGAATATTCGTATAATCTCTGTGCGTGTTGCTGATTGGAACCAAACGCTTTTGAAACGTATGCAAATCGCTGCTGGGGTGACGTTTCGTCCTCTCGCATGTATGATTCTTGTAGTCTTTTAATTCCGAGTTCATCAAATAATTTATCTCTTTCTAAATCTATATTAATACTTAGGTATTCCATGTATTCGCCTTGCTTTATTATTATGTTATAAATTCTTGAATCATTGGGAAAACGGGTTCAATTGCTTTAGCACATGCCATCGCAACTTCACGGTGTTCCTTTTGAGTACCTTTTTCGCTCCGTAACTGTATATAGTGTACCCAAGACCTCAGAGTACCATTCATGTACAACCTTGAAACTGTAATGCCTTCAGGCAAAACTGCTCGTGCCTGTTCTTTTGCAATACCGTGTTCAATAGCCCAACGATATGCTTTTTCTGCTGCTACAATAACATAGTCTTGTTGTGTTTCCCAATTTAGTTTCAGACCAATGTTATCTGTTTCAATACTATTCTGTCGATTCTTTTCATCTTGTAATCTTGCTTCTTTAAATTCAAAACCCAAATCTGCTATAGCATATCTTTGAGAAAATTCTTGAAATGAAAAGGAACGATGTCTTAGTATTTGTCTTGCTATATCTCTTGTAGTTTCAATTTCTAAACAAACATTCACCATTTCGAGTGGTGACCAGTGTTGATGCTTAATCAAATAACGGACTAACTTTTCAGCGGTGTCGTTATTATCTTGATTTGATGGATTTGAAACTCTAGCGGCATATGCTACTTGCTCTAGTAAGTTTTTACCATCTGTTCCTTGTGTGTATGATATTAATTTTACATTCATTATGTTTTTTTCCAACTCACGAATTCCATCTTTGCTCTAAGATTTACAAAGGTATTTTTACTTATAATATCTTGGATTTCATCTGGCGAAAAACCAGATAACACCATATCATTAATATCTTTTTCTTCAATCATTTCAGGCCACACAACAACATTAAAATGATTATCTATAGCGTGTTCCATCTTGGCGACAATTTCTTTGTTACGTGGCTCATTGTCGAACACCAAAACCACCTTGGTCTTGTCCAATACATCGGTAATCGATTCTAAATTAGAGTCTGCTGTTGCCACTGCATTCTCTAAGAACATCGAATCAATAGGTCCTTCGAGTACATATATTAATTCTTCTTCATTGATTCTGTCAAGCCCAAATACTTTTTTATTATCATCATGTAATTTTAATGTGATGTAACGTAATTTCGATTCACCCAACGAGCGCCCCTGCACAGCCACGAGTTCTTTCTCTGCATTATAGAACGGGATGACAAGTCGTTTGTCGTTTTTATGAAGGCCCTCTTTCTCAATCCCCAAACCTTGTATGAAGGCTGCGAAATCTTCCGCATAGTATAATTGCGAGTAAACGGTCTCTGGAATTCTTCGTTGTTGAACATAGACTTTAGCAAAATGCGCTTCTGGTAAAGAGTCGATTGATGGAAGTTCCAAAGCTTTTTTGAATGTTGGGGCTTCCGTCTTAAATTCTTCAAATACCGGTTTAGTATAGTTGTTGTTTCCCGTATCTCCATTCTTATATCTCTCCAATTGATACTCT